TTTTCATTTGATTTTAATCGGGCATTATCTTTAAAGTCTATTAAAGTTACTTGGCGATGACAGAATAAGTATGAGTCTAAACTACTACAAATGTGAAACTGAAAAGGTTTGCAAGTCAAAAGGTTGGGATAAAGTAAATGTCGACACCGTGTGGCTTTTATTGACAGAAGAGTTTGGTGAACTCGCATCCGCCATTCGCCAATACAAGAAAAAATACAAAAAGACTAACCTGAAAAAGGAACGCGGGACTGATGTCATGATGGAAATGGGTGATGTATTTAGTTATTTATTTCAGTTGGCCCACATGTTGAATGTTGACCTAGATCAAATGTGGACAGAGCATAAACAGAAAGTCAAAACCAAGAAATATAATCTAGGGTAGTATTAAACATGAGTGTTTACATGCTCAATGATGCCGTGGCTATGGATCGCGTCAACCCGTATGTACTCGGTGATTTTTCTCTTCCAGGAACGGTCAGACGTAATGAACGTACGAAACCTAACTACAAGAAGATACAAGAACCTCTTGCCCAATTTGAAAAGGAAGAAGAAAGTCCGATTTGTTCACATGGTATTACTGCCGGCGACTTGACGATCGACTACTGCAAAAAGAAGGATTCGTTGTGTCCGATGTCTAGATCTTTTTATCCAGAAAGAAATATAGACACGGGATTTACACGACCTCGTAAAGAAAAGATTTTGGTTGAGAAGGTGCATCAAAATAAAAACGGGTTTACTGTTCTCGGTTTGTTACTCATAGTTCTAATTCTATTAATTTTAAGACGCTAAAGAAACGTTCGAGTCTTTTTTCATTCGTGCAACGCTCAACAATGTCCGGTAAGATATCTTGACAGAAGTCTCTGACGAATTGCTTCTGCCAAGAGCATCTCCGATTAATGAAAGGTGGTTCGAATGTTGGGTCAAGAATTTTGACCGTGTTCATGATTCGAATTTGAGTTTTGATATCCATGAACAAATCACATCTCACATTTTCAAGCATGACGAGAGCCATTTTTTGTCGAGTCTCGAGATTCTTTTCGATCATCGTGTCTATGAACTTTTCATAGCGAACAGCCTCCTTCTTAGAAATGATCTTTGTCCAATCTCCAATGGGTTTGGATCGGATGTAGTCGACAAATGTTTTATATCCTTCGTCTGGGACATATTTAGAGTACATAATTTCAATATAGGAAGTATCTTCTTCAACATCATGTACCATATGGGCGGATTTAAGAAGGGAGGTCATTGCTCTAAAATGCAATGTTTTCTTTAACCTAAGTTAGGTCATGTCATAGGTTTGGTAAAAGATGTATCACCGAGTCGCAAATAACACATTTTCGTATCTTTTAACCCTCGATGAATTTCGGAATACAATTTCCGAAGACATTCGTCCTTCTTGGGTAAAGATTACGACCATCACTATGATCTCTGGCTTTAGCGAAGAAGTAAAGATTGACATTGAAAAAATTCGTTCTTTATTTGACGAACGTGGTTCTTTCAAATTTAAGATAAAAGACTATGAGTCTGACAGATATTTTGAATGGAGACTCAAACCATCTACAACATTCTACAATCAAGTGACGTTGACTTACACAGATGAATACAGTACAAAGTCGATCAAAGTATTCCCGAATGGGAGCATTCAGGTTGCAGGATGTTCAGATCTTTTTGATTGCAAAAGAATCATTGGACAGCTCGCATATTTTTTCAAAAACATCATGGGTATTGAACATGAACTTCCACTTGAAAACTTTCGGATCGTCATGATCAATTCAAACTTTAGCTTGAATTACAATCTCAATCTTTTAAAAGTTGCTCAGCACTTTGAAAGTTGTCGAGACATTTTCGAAGTTTCTTTTGAACCCGATCGATACTCAGCAGTGAAAATAAAATTTAAACCAGCCGAGGACATGAAAAGAATTACGACAAGTATTTTTAGTACTGGTAAAGTTATCATCACTGGTGCAGAAACTTTGAAGGAAATTGCATTCGCCTACAACATTATCAATAACCACATGAATGAATGTCAGGGCGTCAGGGTGACACAGACTGTCACCAAAGATGACTTTGGAATTTTTATGGGATACAAATGTCATGAATTGGTTGACCATCTCAAACAGGCTGGCTTCTCATCATGGACCAGAACTATAACCAACAATAAAATTAATTTCTAATTTTATACTAAATGTCCCAAAGACTTGGTATGGCAGATGGCCGATGCTTCACGATTAACACATCGTCCCGACTTCTCAACAACTACATCATGACCTCGAATAGTGTTGACTACGTTGACAACTACAAGTACCGTCAACTTCTCCAAAGTAGTGGGCCGTCTCTCATTGACAATGTCCAAAACAAGCAAGTGGTCGCGGAAGACGCCGCGTGCCAACGCTGTGACAAACCGCTTCTCAAGGTTGCGGATATCTTTTAAAAAAACTTTGAATGTGTAAACCAGGGAAATGTCTACATGTTCTATATGCCTAAATCAGGTTAGACCTACTAGGACTAATCCGCCCATAAGATGTGGACATATATTTCATTCAGACTGTCTAGAAAGTTGGAAAGAAAAAGGTAAGAATACATGTCCGATATGTAGAAAAGTTTTTGATGTATCAAAGTTTAGAGTGACACTCACAGTTGAAAATAATGATAATGAGACATCTAATATCATATCGATGGATGAAGACATGATATTCAATGTGATGGATATTTTCAACATAACTTTTGAAGTCGAAGACGTTTTAGATTTAGAGAGTCTTCTTACGGATGTTGGTTCGTCTCTTTCCGACTTGGATCCCCTTGTTCTTAACACAGAATGAACTACAATACGTGTTGTAATTTAATCCAGGATACTTCCTCGCAGCATTTCTAGGATCCTTAATAACATTACCTTTCGCATCAGTCAGAAGTGGTCCAGTGGCCCAACCTCGCTTGTGACTGAAGGCGTTTGCTCGAATTTTCATAATTTTTCCGACTTCAACCTTTGGTACTCGGGTGACGGGTATCTTGAAAAACTTTGCGATACTCGTACGAGTGTCACCTTTTTTTGGTCGGTATTCAACCAGGCCATGCTGTTTGTAGAAATGAAAATCACCTTGGTTTAGCAAAGATGGTTTCTTTTTGCCGGTGACAAACATCATGACCTTGTAGTAACCACGCTTACACTTTGTGTTCCCTTTGACGATGTAAACTTTTTTGGGATTATCAGATACGACACGCTTCGGAAGATTTTTGCAACTGGTGTATGAGTGATAGCCCCTGGACAGACCACTTCTATCACCCGGAACACTCTTTTGGTATCTGTACCTTTCGTAATCACCCATGGCGTAGGCGTAACAGTTGTTGTTACCTACACCAATAGATGTACCCCAGTACTTATGGGTAAAGGTTGGCTCTGAACCACTCAGAGGAGGTCGTCGGCTCATTTATATTATCTCAATATATTATAAATGATCCAAGAACTTATGGACCCCAACCGTGAAGACCGTGTGGCACTGGCTATTATCTACGCCATCGTGCTACTTGTCAGTACATTTCTGCTTCGCTACCTTTGGAACGAATCGCTTGTCAAGCACATCACCGTCTTGAAGCCTGTCAAGTCTCTTCTTGACGCGTTCCTTCTTTCGGTCGCTTTGATGATTCTTAGAGGTTGTTAAACTTCCTTGAACCCAACATGCTCCTCACCGTTAGGAGCGACAATAGTTGGGAAGGCTTCAACCTTTTTGCAGTCTTCTTTATCGCAGTCAACAAACTTGTGAGGCTTACCAGCCTTCTTCATGTGTTCGAGCTGCTTTCGAGTCCATCCACATCCCATGGACCCGAAAACAGTCCACAGTCCTTCATCTTTGGTCTGGGTTTCAACACCCGTACGCATTAATATAACAAGATCAATGACGGCGAGAATGATGAACGGAAGCATTATAGTATAGTATTACATATTTTTTATCAATTTGCACATTTGATCTTTTGTAAGTTTTGAATCTAACTTGAACATCTTTACGAGATCATCCTTCTTATAGAGACGGCATTTCTTCTTTTTAATTTTGAGGTCGCCATTCTTGTTGATGAAAACTTTTTCTGTGGTACGAACTTGGTTCACGACAGATGGATCTCTTCCGCGAATCTGTGGTCTCTTTGGTGGAACCTTCTTTTTAGCAGCCTCCTTTTCGAGGACAGCCTTGGCGCGACGAATGGCGCTCGAGGTGCCAACCTTTTGTTGTGGTTTGGGTGTCATAACCTTCTTTTTGAGTACGATCTTTTTAAGAATGCTACCTCTCTTCTTTGATTGAAGGAATGGATGATTCAAAATTTGATCATAGGTTGGAAGATCATTATGTTTTAAACCAGGTCTCAGACGCCCAGATATAATATATGAATTGGTTAAACCAAGGTATTTTTCTGGAAGCAAGTCCCTTATAAATCCCCTAACTTTTGTAAATTTTGTGTAGCGACAAATGATGTTGAGAATGTACTGAACATCATACATGTAGTGTGATCCCACATAAATACCGTCATTTTTGTATTCTCCACTTGTGACATTTGGATTTCTAATACCTTCGATTGTTGAAAGACCAAAATCAATTATGATTGGTTTGTTACCTTCCAATACAAGAATGTTATTCCAATGAAGATCATGATGTCTAAACTTTGGGTACTTCTCATGGATTCTCTTCAAGTTCCTGATAAGTTGTGAAATTAAGGAGCGATAGGCTTCGGGTTTTTGTTCCTTTTTCATCCATTCCTGAAGACTTTGACCATTGATGTATTCAAAATAAAGCATGTCCCAACGATCACATGATTTAAAGTGGTACATACGAGGCACACCCATACCCTTCAATTTTTCCGCGATACGAAATTCCATTCGAGCAGTCTCTTCAGTCGTCTCTTTGATCGCAACTTGGGTTTTACATTCATCATCGATACATCCATAGAAAACTGTACCATGTACACCCTTCCCAATCGCCCGGAGTCTGGTAGTAGCCTTATTAATTATGAGTGGATTCGTTTGGACTTTTGTAAAAAATTCCTTTTCTGGGTAGCACGCTTTTCGTCCGCGTATCAACTTCTTAACTTCTTCGCCGACCGCGTTCTTCTGAGCGTTGGTCTTGGCATTGTTGGCAATGTGGACAAGGTCCGCAAGCTTCACCATACTTATTACAATCTAAGAAAAAGTTTCCCCATGTAGTGCTGCCATCTCTTCCTCTACATCACTTTCATCGATGTAACCTTTGAGTAAGTCTAAAATTTCTAAGTTTTTCGTGGCCACAGCGCCAATCATAGTTGGGTGTGCGTAAAGACCAACCACTTCTTCATACTTGTCTTGTTTGAAAGCAGTTTTACACGTGTTCAAAAATACCTTGAACATCTCGGTAGCAACCACGTGATCGTGGTGTGACGCCATCCAATAGGTAATGTAATTTTCCCATACGATGCTAGAATCTTTTAAAGTGTCATTTACGTCTTGTACAATTTCATGTTCATTAGCTCGGAGAGCCACGAGGTCACCACGTTGAATAGCTTTGGAGATGTTCATTTTGTCTTGACATGGTGTACACGATGTGTTACTTAGGCGAAGTTTTCTACATACCATTTAGAAACTGAAGTTCCATCATTTAGATTGATCCTGTCATATAGTTCCTTTTCATCAACATGACACATGGCGTGCTCGAGTAAAAATAAATTTTGACTTTCGATGGAACCAACCATGAGAGATTTACCCGCGACCTTCATGATTTTATCCCATCGTTGTGAAGATTTTTCATCGCATATACGTTTGAAAATTTGAAACATTATGCGACCTATCACGTGATCTTTGTGGGCACCAATGTGGTAGATCAATTTTTCATCTCCTTGATTGACACGTTTCATAACTTCTTTTGAACGTGTACGAAGTCCTTCGTGGTCACCGCGTTCGATCAAAGCCTGAAGACTCACTTTTCTACGAAAGATCATCGACTCTTAACTATTCATGAGAAGTTTTGTACATCTTCTCATCAATACTGTAAATATTGAAATCTTTTTTGATTATTTATTCTTCGTCAATTTCAAAGTCGTCCGGTACTTCACCATTGTCTCCATCTTTCGGAAGATCAAGACCCTGGAAAGCAAACGACGGAAGCTTGGCAGATTGTTCCAACAAAACTTGTTGGAGACGGATGGTCACACCAAACTTGTTATCGATGAACCAGATCTGGTTGAGATCAATGATAGCGACAACCTTTTGACCCTTTTCAACGGAGTCCAACGGAACAAGTTCTCGTTGCATATTGTAGGACTCGGGCACAAAAGAACCGTCATTCTTCGTCAAGATCTTCAACTTCATCGTCGCCGGGTACTGATCCTTACCAGGACGGATGATCGGCTTATACAAAGCTTCCTTGAGTACAGCCACATTGAAGGTCTTACCAAGCCACTCCTTGGAGTTCTTGGCAACCGTGTTGACGACGAGTTCATCAAGTTCCTTCATCTTTTCGCAAAACTCCATGGCTTCGGCATTGTCTTGGTCAAAGGAGAGGTCAAGAGAGTAAGACGTACGCCCAGTGGTTTCATCGGTGTAAGCACTGAGGCCATAGGGAGAACGCATGAACGGGAGTTGAATGAAAATCTTCTTGTTGTCACTACTGTTGAGATACACAGCCTTGCCTCCATTCTTGTTCTTGCGGAACTTAGAAAAGGAGACACCGGACGCGTTGAAGTCAGAGTACTTTTGGATGGCTAGCGACATTTTATATCTTTTCTACGGGTCATGACTTTAAGTAATTTTTTTCTCAAGGTACAATAAAAATGGGCTTGTTTAAAGACTGTGGTTGTGGATGCGATGGTAAAAAAGCACAGGAGAAGTTTCTCATCTCCTTGATGTCCGCGTTGATCTTCTTCGTGGTCGCTAACCCGGAGACGTTCATTCTGATGCGTCGTCTTTTGGGACAATGGGTTGCCGGACCGAACGGCTGCCCGAAGTTCGCTGGTTTGATTCTCCACACGATTGTTTTCATGTTGATCGTCTGGGGCATCATGCTTCTCAAGAAGGAGGCACCGGCTAAGAAGGTTGAAGAAGAGGAAAAGATTTCGGTTGTGCCAGTCCCGATGAAGGACGCACCGCTTCCGCTTCCGGATATGGCCGAAGAACAGATCGAACTCGTTGACTCTGGTGTCGAATTGGAAGGTCTCGATGTCACGGGTTCTTTCGAACACCCGGCCGGGCTATAAATGTTGAGTCCGACGTCTGTTCAAAATTTATAATCAACTTTTCAAGTGCTTGTTGAATGTGTCGTTCTTCGATAGTGATACAAGGTTCCTTGATTAACCCATGTTTTGTCTCGATGATGAAGGGCCCCGGTTGCCCGATCACAGACTTCAAATGTTCAAGCATGGTTTATTCAACATCCGCTTAAAAACTTTAATAGATATTATGATAGTTATGCCCGAACTATTTAAGCCTGAACCCGAGGCGGCCATTGGAAATCTGAGTATTCAAATGGCGACGCATTACATTTTTGCTAGAGAACCCGGGTTCCACCCAGATGTCTACAAGTATGGTCGTGACAAGTTTATCAAATGTAAGAACGTCACCGAAGAAGGTGAAGTAAATGGACAACATCGGATACATTCCATGCTTCATCTACAGATTCCTGACATAGGTGACACCATGCGTGATCTCATTCAACCGACTGACCTCTTGCAGTCTGAAATTGATAAAAATTTTGAAAAGGTCAAGGATTGTGTCGCCGGTTTTCACATTCGAAGAGGTACGAGATGTGATGATTCGGCTAAATATGGTTATTTACCATTCGCATCCCAAGAAGCAGTCGATGCAATGATCGATGAAGCAAATCGTCTCGACGCACCGGTACTCGTCATGAGTGATTCTATGTCGACAAAGGAATATTTCATGTCTAAAGTCCCAAAAGCCATCTCATTGGAACTTCCCATCGGCTTTACGGCGTGTGAACATTCTCAAAAAGTTGAAGTCGAGGATGAAGATCATCAACTAAAGATGAATAGTTTTGTCGAATGGTTCGTTTTGTCAAAGATGCCCAAAGTATACATGACCAATGGTGGCGTCTTTGGTGTCAACATGCCGGTCTACAATCAAGAAGGAATCACATCCACCTTTGGATACTCTGCGGCACTCTATGGCGGAAAGATACCTCATTATGTTTTCAATGACGGTTTTGTCATTTACCCCGATGGTAATTCTGAACCAAAGTATAGGTATTCGTGGTCGGATCCATTCACTACTTTCAAGTACATCACTATGAAACCTGATCGTGAAAATGTCGAATGTGCGAAAAAGTTTCTGCCCATGCACCCCGTTATATTGATGCGGTCTGAATGCACAGAAGACTATGAAGGTGTCGTGTACGCAGAAGATGGAAATTACAAAGCCGTCTACGTATTAAGATATGATACACCGGTTGAACCTGGTGACGAAGAAATGATTCGCCTTTGGAAACGTGGCGAAGGAGAATTAAGAGAAGGTGTCACTACACTTTGACAGTGCACGTCTTGTCCAACACTAAAATGTATGCAGCAACATATAACATAAACGCAATAAACACTGGTATATCATACTTCGGAAAGACAATCATCGCCACAAGTAACATGGCGATGATGAAAATGTAAAGGAATTGAAGATATTCCCCAATCGCCCTCGAATATCGACTCAAACTTGGAGATGCGGGATAAGATACAAATATAGCATCAGATGTTTTATTTAAATCTCTAGGACTAAAATTTTTAAAGATGATACCACCGTTATCAACTTTCACAAAGTTATGCTTTTTGCATACGGTATTAAAATTTACTTGATCATCTGAGCACGTTTCACGTAGAGTATCTTGGATAAACATTTTAAGATACTTGGCGTACCCCATATAAAGACCGGCGTTTGCTACATCTCTGCCATCACAAGTTCCAAAGATATACTCCGTGATCCATTTACCTGCGAAGCTTGGATCCTTGGATAACAAAACTTTACAATCAAAACTTTTAAAAAGTTCGGCAAGGTTGGATGGATTTTTATTTATTTTTGTATCGAACCCATCAACAAAAACTAAAATGTCATCGTCACCCTTGGTCTCCAAATATTTTTTCATACCCATGAGTTTGTCTACATACCCATTCCATTTGGTACCCCAACCTAAAACACGAACGGGCACATTGAATTCATTATTTACTAACTCATCGAACATACCAAATGACTTGTTGGCGTACGTGACTATTTCGACCATCACTTAGTATCTGCAAATATTTTAAATACGTCGTTGACTTTCTGAATAATGTTCATGAGTTGAAACTTATCCTTGATCTGAGATGGTTGTATGATTTCAAATTCAACTTGGTACTCGGTCATGTCTTCCGAGTCCAAATCAACTGAATCGCCAGTCGACATTGTCAAGTCAATGGAAAGATTCTTTCGAATGAAAGAGTGACGATGTTTAGTTCTTGTTCGATCCATGTCACCGAGATCATCAACTTCGAACGGAACTTCTTTTGACACACTAAATCTCATATCAAATGGAGAACTTTTGATACGTTTGAAATCTTCTTTGTGGACAGAAAGTTTTTGAACAATTTTTCGATCACCCGTAGATTCATCGACCGACATTCGAAGATTGTCACGGTCACGGTAGAAGACTTGTTCTTCGGTTTTCAAAATTTTTTCCCAACCATCATACTTCATGAGTGCTCGGTAAATTTTATCGAACGCTTCTTGACCAACATTGGTGTCAAACATTTTACCATTAAACTTTCCAAGTCGCATCTCAACTTCCGTGTGAGGATCACTTCGGTGTTCATCGAACACTTTGTGAACTTTCTTGTATGCAGTTTCGAGGTTCATTTTTATTACATTCTTGTTTTGCGTCTTCTTCTTAAGTGTTTTTTGTACACGAATTTTAATGAAAGGTATCGCCAACCTTGGAAATACATGCTACTTTAATGTGGCACTTCAATGTCTAATGCATGTACCCATCATAAGAAATGTAAAGTATGAAGGTGATTGTATGTTCACAAAAATATTTTTCAACTTCACTCACCAATTTTGGGATCCAAACACTGGAAAAGTTTTTAATGTCCAACCACTTCTTGTCGAATTTCAAAAACATTTTCCTCGATTCAAAAGTTTGGAACAACACGATGTTCAGGAAACTATTCTTTGTATCATCGACATTCTTGAAAAGTCTGTTCCCGAACTGAAAAAATATTTTTACGGCAAAAAAGTTCAAGAGACTGTATGGCCAAGTGGTTCCAAAAAACAAGAAGAAGATTTCAGTGTTCACATTTTATGTGCCGATGGTTCAAGCTTCAAAGATATGCTCCTTAAAAGTTTTGCTTGGAATGTCTTGACTGACTACAAACCACATCACGTGGCGACAACGAG